ATCTGAATTGGTCCAGACTCTGCGAACACTGATGCGCCATCGTAGCCATAGCCCACCTCATGCTCGTACACATAGCCATCATCTGACACCATCAGGGGCTTTGTGTATACGCCAGCATCGCTGCCAGCAGTCCGATCCAGAGAACCAATCGACCAATGATTTTCTCGGTAATTGAATGTGACATAGGAGTCGTTTTCATTGCTAGACAGGCTGGGGTAAAGCCACCAGATTTCGCCAAACTGGCTGTTGTTGACTGCGTACACCTTGGAGGCTTGCGCAAAGTTGATGTTTTGGAAAACGTAGTCACCCACATCACTTGGCAGTGGCTTGACGTAACCGTCATACATCCAAAAGCCCGACTTACTCATCCAGATGGCGGCAGTGTCAATGGCAGCCACAGCCTGCGCACCGATCAAGCCGCAGCCGCTGCCAGCCTTTTCAAAGCCGTAGACAAATGGAGCGCCAACATATTGCGCTGTGTGCACATCCACATCGGTGAACAGCAGGTTCACGCCTTTGACGCGCTTGCCAGCCAGCAGCGTGCCTGGCGATGACAACTCATAGTCACCAGCCAGGTTGTCGGTGGTGGGCGTCCAGTCGGTGTTGTCTTCTTGGTCGCACCAAGCCACCTTGCGTGCATTGCCGCCAGCGCCAAGGGCAAAAATGATGCGCTCTGCTGTGACCATCAAAGCCTTGTTGCCTGCCGGTGAATTGGTAATTCGCGCCGCCAGTGTCGGGGTGGTGAAACCAAGCTGCCACTCATAAAGCATGCCATCAGTGCTGGAGCAGGCCACCAGGTACTCACCCCATGTGTCCATCGACCATGTGGTGGCTGGCGTTGATGTGCCAATGTCGGGCCGCGCCACGCCGTATGCGTAACTGCCGTATGTGTTGTACCCGTAGCCAGTGACCGTGCTGGCGTCAGCAATGCCTGCGGCCATCCCTGTGGGGGTGATGTCCTTGATCACGCCAAGCTGCGACATCGCATACAGTTTGCTGTGCGTACCAATTCCAACCCAGCGGGTGCCGCCGTTGTCACGCCAAGGAATAATGCCTCGGCACATCCCGGTCAGTTGGCTTGCGGAAAACTTGCGCCAGCCGCCAACAGGCCGCAGCGTGTTCTCGTACCAGCGCACCAAGTTGGCGTTGTTCCATCTACCAGCAGATTGGTACTCAGTGCCATTGCGGTAGACGCCTGGTGGAAGTTTCAATGGAAGGTACATGGCTTAGACCGTTGGTAAATTGGACACGAATGTCATGGTGGCAATGGCCGATGGCGTTGCTGGCCGTGTGGGGCTGGTGCCAGCAGCAAAATGCTCAAGGCTCACATCGGTGCTGCTGACTCGGCCAACAATCTCAACGTAGTCACCCGCCACCAAGCCGACAAAAAAATTCAGACCAGCGATCAGGTGGCTTGGGTCGCCAGAGGATTTTCTGGCTGGAATGTGAAACCTGCTGTTGCTGTCAGCAATGTTGGTGCCGTTCTTGCGAAACCAAATCTCAAAGTCCTGCCCGTCATTGCTGACGTTTTTAAGCTGCAAAGAGAACTGCAAGTTCCACACACCGTCCACAGCCACCGTCAATCGTGAGCCGCTGGCCAATGTCACGCCATTGGAGATGTCTGTGGTGCTGAACATCACAGGGTAGGCCGTAGTGGTGCTGGCGGCCACTTGGTCGGTGTTGTCGTGGAAAGCACCATGTGGCGCGTTCAAAAACTTTCCGCCCTGTGGACCAAACAGCGCACCCAGCACACCGACCAGCTTTCGGAAATAGGTATTTAGGGCACCGTAGTTTTCACTGAAGTGCCTGCGCTCATACACCTCCGGAGCAAAACCGAGGCTCGGAATGGATGGGTTTTCTAATTGCTGCTTGACGTTGGCCATGCTGCAATTATTCCACCTTATGCCATGCTCATGCGTTTAAGACAGCAAGGGCAGTGTTGATATGCGCCACCCTGTCGGCCAACCCTATTGTGCCGCCATTGATCTTTTTTGTCATGTTTGTAAAGTCTTTGGCATCCGCTTCCTTGTTAAGGCCGCGCTTGTTCCAGTACCAAGCAGCCGTAAGGGCTGCATATTCTGGTGTCAAAACCAAGTCTGGATTGGCCACAAAATCCACGCTCAAGGCATCGGAGGCAAGGCGGTAGTTATCTTTGCCGGTCAACTGAATCAGCCCCCTGCCCCGATACTTCCAGCCATCACCCTCATCAGTGTTACCCATGCGTCCTGAATACACCTTGTTGGCAATCTTTTCTGGGTTGCGGTGAAAAGGCTGCGCAGCCTCCTCGGACGGGAATCGGCTTGGCCAAGTAGCGTGCAATCCCTTGGCGCTGTAGTTAAGGTTTTCCTGCAATGTTTTAAAGCTGCCAGATTCATGGGCGCACTGACCAATAAACGCTGCTTGACGTTCTGGCGTGTTGATGTCGAAACGTTGGAACGCTGCCGTCAATGGCTCCAGCCAAGACGGGTCAATGTGCATTTCTTTGAGTTGGTCTTCAGTCATGTCATCACGCCTTTTTAGAAAGCAAATCGGTCTTGGCCTGTGAGCCAGCAGACGATCCAAAATAGTAAGAGATGATGCCTGTCCAAGCGGTGCCAAGTGACCCCAGCATCATGAGGATGGCGGGGTTGTTGCTGTCCACCTGCCCGTTAAACATCAGCGCCATGATGCCAAAAAACCCGACAGTGACAGAGCCAGCCAAGATCGGCGGCATCATGCTGCGGGTGGTGGCCTGCATCTCTCGGGCTGACTTGCGGTCTTCCACTTCCAGCTTTTCAAAGTTCAGGCCGAGTTCCTGCGCCTGCTTTTGCAATTCAATCTCAGCGATCTTGACCTGCGCGATCTGCTCGGCGGTCAGCTTGTTATTGCTGATCATGTCGCCCACCTTGTCGGGGTCCACGCCGATGGCCTTGGAGATGGCCGACACCGCCATGCCAGCCAGTGGGCCACCCATTGCCGTGGCAATTGTGGGTGCGATTTGTTTGAGCCAATCCATATCAATTACCCCTTTTGGTCAACATTGCTGAAGCGATCTCCAGCATGAATTTTATTTGCTCAAGGTTGTCTGGCTCCTGCGGCCAACCCACAGTGACCTGACCCACAAACCTGGGGCTGTCTGGTGGGACGCTGACCCGGCAGGTGTACCCCACACCCTTCTCGATGTACCACAGGCCCACCTCAGACTGAGCGTAGCGGTACTCCCCGCAAGGGATTTGGTTGGTCATCAGCTTGACCACATCGTTGTTGTTGGGTGTGCTGTGCGTGAACAGGCCAACGTCGATGTCGTCGATGCTCTTGTCCCGGCCATCCTTGGTGTACGCCTTGTAGACCACACGCGAGTTAAACAGCGGGTTGACCTTGAAGATCGCCACGGCGGCAGCGCCTGTCTGCTTGAACAGCATGGCGCTGGCTTCATCGGCCCTGGCCGTGTTGATCTCGGGCAGCTTCTTGGACTCCTTGTAGGCGTCGCGCATGAATTCTTGGTTCTGCCACAGGAAGTAGCCAGAGAAAGCGACCACCCCCATCAAGATGACAGCAAACAGCTTGAATGGGCTGTCCACATAGGACAGCACCTTATCGATGATGGTGTCGGCCTTCTCGGTCATTTGCGGATGTACATCATGTAAATGTAGGCACCGTAGATCAGCAGGGCTGCAAGGACCACCGTTGCAGCGCCAATGGCAATGTACTCGGCCAGTTGTTCGCGCTTGTTCTTGCGGATGATGGCCGCACGCTTGGCAGCCTCTTGGGCCTCACGCCTGCGCCTGGCTGCTGCTGCTTGGAATTTCACCCAATCGTCCCACATGCCAGGTCGGCCTGCGTAGACCATGGACTCGCGCAGGTGTTCTTCCTGCTGCTTGAGTTGCTCGAGCGCCATGAATTCTTCCATGTCGCTGCGCTCGGCACCACCTGCTGCTTTGCTGGTGGCCTTCTCTTGAATCTTGGCCTTGTTGTCGAAATAGTCAAAGACCCGGCCACCAAGTGACGACAACTCTTTGCCATTGGCCAGGGCAGCTTTGATGACGTTAAAAGCTGCATTGGCAGCGGCAAGTTCGGCGAGCATTACAGATTCCTCAACAACTGGATCACGATGTAAGCACACCAAACGGTCATTGCCACCACCAGGGCTGCCGCAATAAATGCAACAGCCCAATCTCTCATTTCAATATCCAGACAGC